CCTGAGTCCAACCTTCCTAAAGGATTTGAAATGTCTTATACTCTCAACCAAGTTGAACTCTACGCGTTGTCCGAGACGCGCCGTACTTCGATCTACGATCGAGTGCGTACCGCTTCGGGCCTTAGCGTAGGTCAATACCTGTCTAAAGAGGAAAGCGTCAGCCTGCTTTTCCAGTGGAGCCGGCATCTGGTTACGAAATCCCCAGGGATTCCGAAAGCCTTGTGGTGCCTTGATGGGGCTACGGTCGATGAATACCGACTGTACACCCGTATCGACTCTCAGCGGATCGCAATACGTGTGGAGGAGCAAGCTCTCCGGGTTGGCGCAAGCCAGTACCCGGATGGCGAACTTCTCCGCACGCTTCGTGCTGACTTCAAGTCTTTCTTGAAGGAGGTTCAGTGGTGATCCCCGTTTCTCTGTTTAACTGCATCTGGAGAAATCTATGTACGGACAAATTTTCAACAACAGAATGACCTTTTACAACACGGTCGATGGACGGATCGAAAGTTCCGTCAATTGCCTCGTGTCGCAGAAGTATCGGACTGGTGGGAAAACAGTTCCGTACAGAAAGCCCCCGCGAACTTTTCCTTTGCCCGATAACTCGTATGAGGTATGGGGCACAAAGAGACGCTTCGTCCCCGGTTCGTTTAATTACGGACCGGTTTGGAACGGCTCTGAGTGGAAAGTAGGCGGAGGAGTCTTCTTCCCAGGTGAGTCAGGGTACGTTGACGGCGACGATAGTCATATCGCTTCTGTCGTCAGCAGTGCCATGGCTAACCTGCAGAATAAGGCCTCCAAGATGCAAATGAACTACGCTCAGTTCTTTGCCGAGCGTAACCAACTGCGCAAGATGATGATCGACTCAGTGACACGTCTCGCCAACGTCAAAAAAACGTTGATGAGATACGCTGCTGGGGAAATCAAACATTTTCGCGCGGTCAAGACCATCACTCGGGACTTGACCTGGAGGGGCTCCGGTAGCCGACAAGGGCGGGTTTTTAGGATGAACCTGCCTGCCGAGCTCCAGACGCAGCGCTACAAAGCGTTTTATCGTCGAGAGTTCGACGCTAATAGACTCAGCGGAAACGTTGCGTCTGATTGGCTTGCCCTCCAATACGGATGGTTGCCGTTGTTGTCTGACACGAAAGCCATGGCAGAGCACTGCGCCCAACGGGCGCTTGATGCAGAGAGGACTTCGGTCCCGCTCGTAATCATCAAATCTGGTGCAAAGACAGGGACTTCGTACAGCACAAAGACAGCTAACTCCGTGAAATCCGGCGTGAAGACTTCGAGCTGCAGGGTGACGATCCGGGCCAAGGTGAACGTGCAGTACCTTCGTACGGCACAAAACACCGGCCTAAATCCTCTGACCCTCGCCTGGGAGTTAATGCCATACAGCTTCGTCGTCGATTGGTTTGCTGATGTCGGTGACTACCTGAACCGTCTGACCTACTCCGGTGGTCTGACGTTTCACAGTGGTTACTACACCATCAAAACAGTTAACGACTGGGTTGTGCTGGCGGAGACTGGAAATGCGGTCCGACGAACTACTTCACTGGCTCAGAACAGCGGACAGAATTATCGCGTTACACGCGAAAAACTGTACGCGTTCCCCAGTGTCGTACCACCTCGGTTCAGCGACCCTTGGTCTCCCATTCACGCAGCAAACGCCCTTGCGTTGTTAAGAACGGCAAACCGCCGGTCTATGCCAACCAAGGATCTCTAAACCCCTCAAGGAGTTTTTCAATGGCAGTCATTGCAAACCTCGTTTTGAACAACGGTGCAGTCACGCCCGTTGCCAAGACCTTTACCCCCATGGACGCCAGTTCTCTGGCAAAATGGGCCGACCAGACCGTGAACAGTGGCCTTCCGGCCGCTGCAAACGTCGTGACGATGTCGCACACGGACAAGGGCAAGATCCACACGAAAGTGCGGATCGAACTCCCTGTGATGTATGCGGTCACCGGCGCGACGGCTGAGGGTTTCACCCCCCAGCCGAAGGTTGCCTACAAGCTTGTAGCCAACCTTGATCTGGTTGCGGAAGGCGTTTCCTCGGAAGCGAACCGCGCGGATTTGCTCGCCTTCGCCTCGAACGTTCTCGCGAGCGCGCCCGTCAAGGACGCGTTCAATAAGAACATCCGCACCTGGTAACGGGTGCAGATCACGAGGTGATCTTTTCTTCATTAACCTTACAAAAGGCCAATTCATGCACAAGCATCGAAGAAAACGGCGTGCAGATCACGCTAAGGACGCTCTGCCTCTTCCCTCATGGGAAGAAAGCGTGCTCTCCATCCTGGAGGGCATAGGAGGAGCGTTAGCTTTGTCTATCTCTATCCAACTACGGTATAAAGAGTACCAAGGCATAGTAAACAGGGCAATAAAACCCCTGGATTACTGTCAACCCTGGATCTTCAGACGCGACCACCTCGCGGTGTCGCTGTTGAAGAAATCCTCTTTTCTACCCGCTGGAATCGACCGGCGGTCAGTCGCCCGCAAGGGCTTCGTGACGGCAGAGGAGTCATGTCGGGAAACCAACCTGCGCGTGCGTGGCTATCTTGAGCAGGGATGCTCAGACTTCACGCGCTCTTACGTTTTGCACGCAAGAGATAAAATAGCACAGATATTGGGTCCTTTGGATGGCTCCTGGCTAGAGTGCTGCGGCTTCGGCCCTGGCGCAGACATAAGCAATCGTCGTCCGAGAACAACAGCCTACGACAAAGTGAGCTGTGGTTCAGTATCCGTGCGTGCTGCAAGCTACTTGCAGTACGTGCCATGGACGATCCAGAAAGCACTCAGGATTACCTGGGCCCACAAAGGGCCTCGAGTGCCGCTCAGCGGCGATGGTTACGTAGAGTTTCCCCTTACGGACCACAATCGAGTGACTTTCGTACCCAAAAACGCTAAGACTGACCGCTGCATAGCGGTCGAGCCGCAATGGAACGTCTACCTCCAAAAAGGAGTTGGACGCCACATCCGGCACCGTCTGAAACGTTTCGGGGTGGACCTTGACGACCAAACGCTTAACCAAGCCTTGGCGCACGAGGGCTCCCTTCGCGGGGAGCTTTCGACGCTAGACTTGCAAAGCGCTTCGGATACGCTGAGTCTCGAAACTGTCAGGGCTTTGCTACCCCCTGATTGGTTCGATCTACTCTACGATCTCCGCTCTCCGTGCTATAAGGAAAATGGAAAGGTTAAAACCTACCATAAGTTCTCAAGCATGGGGAACGGGTTTACTTTCGAACTAGAAAGTATGATTTTCTACGCCATTGCAAAAGCTGTTTCCCAAAAGGAATTGGTTTCAGTATATGGCGACGATATCATCGTAGACCGCTCAGTTACAGACAAGGTTCACACTGCCTTGAAGGAAATGGGCTTTGAGCTTAACACCTCAAAGAGCTACAGCGATAGCGAGTTTCGCGAAAGCTGTGGTACTGACTTCTTTATGGGTGAGGATGTTACTCCAGTTTACCTGAAGGAATATCCTTATGCCACCCATACGCAAAAAGAAGCCCCCATCGACAGCATTATCCAGTTCCATAACAAAGTGTTCAGCCTTGCGGCGAAAACATATGGTTATGGCTTTGGTAGTGCTGGCGTGCTGCGCGTCTGTCGTGGATTTAGCACAATCCTACCTCCGACAAACCGACTGTTCGGCCCCAGTAGCCTCGCAGGGTCCCTCACGGGATTCTGCAACTACTGGAGTTCCCTCCACCCCTGGGACGCGAAAGAGCGTCTCTGGGGTTGGGATGGACAGTGGGTGCGCAGCAACCTGCCCACCGCGGCAAACTTCGCACCTGCTAGCTTTGATAGAGCTATTGCAGGGTATTTCCATGCGCCTTTTAACGGGCGTATAGCGATACAGCGAATAAGCCGCTGGACGATAGGCAAGGTTTTCGTACCAACGGAAACCACATTCAAGATGTGCGTGGTCTAGCGACCTTTTGCATATCTTCCTAGCACGCTAGGTGGAAG